ATCCATTATAGCAGGTATAGAATTTTAGATCAACATCAAAATTTCCTTTCCAGTTAAAAACTCTTGTCTGGCTTGTATTATTAATAAAAATTACATTGGTTGGCGTACCAAAAACACCAGTAGGATTTAATGTGCTACCATATTGTCCTTTAAAATCGGAGTTATCCCAATAATTCGGCAATACAAATGGATTTTGAAGATAACCAATTGGATTACCTAAACATACACCATATCTATCATAGATGTACAAATCAAAAGTAGTTGTAGTTAAGTTAAATGCGGTTGCTGATAAGAATAATTCCTGAGTGTGTAATCTTATATCCTTAAAGGTTATCGGATCAATTGTGTCTCCATTCAAATCAATGGTACTTACCAAATCAATCTCGACATCAGTTCTAGCCTTGAACTGCTCTCTAAATTCATCATCAATGATGCCTACGGTTATCTCCCAGCTGTCAGTGTCACACACATTGACCTCCTCATAGATAGCCAGATTTAGAAAGCCATCAAACTGATATGGAGCGTTGCCATAGCCTACATCTGAGGTAATGGTTATGGCAATGGGTTGATTTATGAAGTACTGGTCATAGATGCTTTTGATGTATCTAGCTCCTTCGGCATAGAACTTTACCTCAGTGCTGAATGGTTGATCTATGCCATGACTATCCATCCGAATTGCAGTGAACTCAACGGCATCCCAGCCGATTGGTTCTTCTACTTCATTCCCATCTAAATAAAACTTCCAGTTTGCCATTAGTTATTGATGCCAAATCTATTGTTAAGAATCTTAGTACTGCGCCTTGGTGTGCGGATAAACTTTTCAAAGCCTCGCTCATCCATGTTGAGCTGAGTTATTGGCAGGCCTTTCAGTATGCTTCCTAACTCTCTAAGCTCACCTACCACCGGAGAGCTAGCACTGCTGCTGCTTCTGTTGGCATAGTGATTAGCTAGGAACACCTCCTGCCTGCTTAGGGAGTGGTTAGGAATTACCTGTGAGCCTTTAGGCAAGTCCACCAGAGTAGCAGTTGGTGGAGTGAAGTAGACTTTGCCAGACTCGGTAACAACCTTTTCTACTCCTCGCTCACCTACTATTGCCTTACCTCCTTTGAATGGCTTGCCCTTAGTTCCTTCTGCGAACTCAGGCACTGGTTGAGCCAGCACTAATCCAATCTGAGCAGCTTGAATTGCAAGAGTCAATGCGGCTAATGGAGCAGTAAATGGATTAGATGCTTGAGCTGCAAATATTGACGCTGTTTCAAAAATGATTCTAGTAACAGCCTGAGCTTGCTCTGCTCTAAACTGCTTTAATTTTATCTCTCTTTCGGCAGCATTTTTCTTTTCCTCAAGCTCAGTGAGTTTCTGAACATTTCCATCAGCGAGTCTTACCTCCTCATTGTATCGCTTCTGTAATGCCGATAATTCATTGCTAAGGTTAGCCTGATATAAGTTAAATGCTCCATCTACAAGTGTTTGGCCTAGTTCTAACGTTAGCTGCTTAATTGCTTGTTTTTCTTCTTCTGCTTTTTTTGCAGCTTCAACTTCATCTTGTAATCCCTTTTCATAAGCCTTCTGCCACTTCTTCATTTCGGCAAGTCGCTTTTCATAAAGGTCTTTATCTTCTTTTACAACTTCAACATTAGCTTCTTTTCGAGCAATTAATAATCTATTTGCACCTTTTTCGAACTCCACAGCAGCTACATCACTCTGAAGCTCAGCATTTTTAATTTCTTCAGCAAGAAATAATTGATTATATCTTTTTTGCAGTTTTTCTTTTTCCTTATAAAACTCCTTATCTGCTCCTAGTCTAGCTAATGGATCGCCATAAAGTTCACCCATTAAAATCCTTTGCTCTTTAAGTATTTCTAAAAGTTTTAGTTCAGCTTCATATTTAGATTTTAAAGTTTTTTCGTCTTTTTCTAATGTAGCACTTACTTGATTTCTTGACTTTAACTCTTCATTGTAGGCATCCAGAACAGCTTTTTGATTGACAAATTTTTCCTGAAGTATTTTAGTCTGTTTGTCTTCCTCGGCAGTTATTTCTCCATCAGCAGCAATGGTTTCCTGAAGTGCATCAAATTGTTTCTTGATATTGTCAAGCCTAACCTCCTCAACCTGAATTTGCGCTCTTAATGCGTTATTTGAAAGCAGTGCAGTTTGTTTTAATGCCTCATTGTATGCTTTTTGGCTTTCAGCAGCATCTCGATCGGCCTGAGTTTCAAGTAGCTTGTTGGCTGCATCCAAGGCTTTTTGAAGCAATTGTCCAATTTGTCCGGCTGGTTCAAGCAATGCCCTTCCTAGTCTTGTTTTAAGTATATCAAATGCATTACTGATTTTATTGACATTGGCTGCTAATCCATTTTGCCCTGCTGCTGCCTCAGATGCTTTGCCTAGGGCATCTGTAAAAGGAATTATAAAATCTTTACTAGCTAACTTACCAGTAGCCATCATTTTGTTTAGCTCTGTTTCAGTCTTGCCCATAGCTTTGGCAGCAATGGCAAATGCACCTGGTATCCTTTCCCCAATCTGACCTCTCAATTCTTCGGCCTGCACAGTGCCTTTTGAAATTATTTGACCTAACGCTAAAAAAACTCCCTTAGCATCTTCAGATGATAAACCAAAGGCTTTGACTGCTTGAGCAACATTTTCAAATATTTTCTGCGTTTGACTGGTACTTAATCCAGCTTGTGCTGTTGCACCTGATAAGGTTTTGTAACCACTTATGGCTGCATTAAGACTTATTCCAAGTCGGTTACTTGTTTCGGTCAGAAATGCCATTGCTCTAGCTCCGCCAGCTGCTGATCCAGCTGTGAAATTTAAAACCTTTTGAAAGCTATCAAATTGTACGGTTGCCTGAAAGACAGACTCAGTAAATCTTTTTATTTCATTGTAGGCAAAAATGCCAACAATTGCTTTGCCAGCTCTGTTGGCTAACTTTTCAAGGTTGCCTAAATTTTTATCTGTATTCTGACTTTCCTGATTAAACCTCTTTAAGTCGGCTAAGGCCTGCTTTTCCTCTGCCGATAACTTATCAAAGGCATTAGCAGCTGCCTCCAGATTGGCTGTCTCTACAACATACCTAATCTTAATGTCATTGTTTGAAATCGTTGCCATGCCGTAAAGATAGCAATTAAAAAAGCCACCGAATATCAGTGGCTCTTTCCTGTTTCACTAAACCAAAACACTAAACAATTATGTTCTCACCTTTGTCCTCTTCTTTTGATCCGCAATATAGCTACTCACAATTAAATAGTACTCGTAGATTGGCCTTTCGACCAGGTATTTAATTCGCTCAAAATCTCCATTTGCAACTCTATACTGCTCATCAAATCGCTGTCTGTGCTGTCTGGTAATTGCAGTCCAATAATGTGCTTCAGGTTGTTTAGGTTTTGCAGAGTTTCTGCCTGCAAATAGTTCGGGAAATTCGTGCTGTACTCGGTCAAAGAGGGCAGATAGGCGTACTCCGGAAGATTCAAAAAAAAACCTTGGACATCATTATGCTCCATCCAATGGCTGAGCTTAGACTTGTTGTATGGGTATTGGTAGTCCAGTGGATTCTCATGCTCATCAAAATAGACAACCGTTGCCAGCTTCATCTGCCTAACTAGGCTAACCGAAAGCTCCATCTGTTCTTTTAGCCGGGAAGCCAGAATGCCTATCTCATAGAGCTTCTTGTCATCCTTCTTCTTCTTGTCTAATAGTAAGTTGATTAAGCCATTGTTCCAGCCTTTCAGGTAGTCTGGGTTGATCTGCCAAAGCTCTTCGGTGAAGATGTCTCTGGCTGCCACTGCCCTCTGGAATGGCACATTGACTTCTGCTGTAAACTTGAAGTAATTGACTCCACCGGAGGTGAAGGCAAACTCAATCTGATCCCAGCGGTCTTTCGGAGCTACACCCCTGTAAAGTATTCTGTCACCTTGTTCTTGAGAAGCAACTTCTTCTGCCACTTGTTGAACAGGAGCAGGCACAGGTGGTTTGCGCCTAAAAATATTGAACATAAGTAAAATGGATAGTGAAAAATAAGGCAAGAGATTATGAGGAACTGCCAAGCACCGGAGCAGAATGGGCATTCCCCTAGGGGCTTAGCCCAATAGGTTGGGAGCTTCTGAATCTGTGACAGATACCACTGCCCAACTGGGTGATCCTCCAGAAGGTAGTCCAGAAACAATGAGAAGGATGCGCTGAGTGCAGCTATCAGCAATAACATCAGCAGGCTCGGCATCGTTAGGTAATTCGATAAGGCAACAGCCTCTGCGCTTGCCTCCACAACTTGCATCAATATCATAAATCGGGTTGTTCATTATTTATAGGATTAATAATTGCTATCACTGTCTCCTCATTACTGATTGTCTGAATGAAGCTCAGGCAGATGCTGTCGTATTGCTCACCATCAACTGAAATATAAGTCAATGGCTTATTAGGCAAGTCAGGGTCAGCAAAGCTGATGGTGTACTGTCCACCCCAAG